AACCAGACGGTTGCCTGGCGCGGCTTCACGACGGTCGCGTTCGAAGGCGGCCGCTACGGCGCCATGAACCCATATCCGCAGCCGGCGAGCTACAAGATCCGGCGCATCCTGCAAGGATGGGATGGCGGAACGGCGTGGTATCCGGAAACAGCGCCTATCCCGATGGGTGCTGACTTCACAGGCTCGTTGGTGCTGGTGACCCCAACGAGCGGCGATTGGCGCTATCTGCAGGTCCCGACTGCGGACGACACGGACTACTCGTCGCCCAGCTTCGACGACAGTGCCTGGAGCATCGGCGTCGCGCCGTTTGCGGGTGGCGTTTCGCAGACACTTGGCGAGCCAACCTTCCCCGCCGTCCAGAACACGCCATACACGCTCAACACGAAAATGTGGATCAGGCGCACGTTCGCTGCGACCGGCGAGCACGACCTGTTCCTGCAGGTGTTTTGCGATGACCACGCTTCAGTCTGGGTGAACGGGACGCAGCTGCTGGACTTCGCCGGCACCAGCGTAGGTGGAACGCTCGCGGATTTCCTCCATGAGATAACAATCCCCAAGGCGCTGCTGATCAACGGCAGCAACAGCCTCGTGATTCTCGCGGATGATCGGGGACCCATTGGGCCCGGCGCCGCTTGCTACGTATCCGCCAAGCTGAGTATCGAGTGGGGCACCGGGCTGCTCGCGATAAATCCCGCCCACGTGCTCTACGAATCGCTCACCAACGGCGAGATGGGTCGCGAGCCCGTCGACAACATCAACGACGCGAGCTTTCGTGCCGCTGCGGACAAGCTCTACAGCGAAGCTTTCGGCATCTGCCCGAAATGGGACCCCGCGAGCGAGAGTCTCGAGGACTTCCAGCAACGCATCTGCAAGCTGATCGGCGGCAGTCTGTCGCGCAGCCTCGAGGACGGTCAGTGGTACCTGGATCTGGCACGTGGTGATTACGTGCTCGAGGACCTGCCCATCCTCACCGATGACGACATCCTCGACTTCAAGGAACAGCCGTCCACATTCGATAGTGCGATCAACAGCGTCAGCGTCCGCTACTTCGATCCGGAGAAGAAAGAAACGATCGTCACGCCCCCGGTTCGGGCCCTCGGTCTCGTCACCTCCTTCGGCACCATCCACCAGACCTACGATTACCCCGAAATCCCCACCGCCGAGCTTGCCACTCGTGTTGCCTTGCGCGAGCTGTTGGCGACGACCACACCGACGCGCGCGTTCGATCAGGCGACGACTCGACGCAGCTACGCCTGGCGGCCAAACCAGTACTTCAGGATGCAGGCGCCGAAGCGCGGCATCGCAGACATGGTGTGCGTGGTCGGCGAGAAACAAAGCGGGACGCTGAAGTCCGGCGCGATCAAGCTCAAGGCGGCGCAGGACATCTACAGCCTGCCGTCGACCAGCTTCGTGCAGGTCGAGCCGGGTGTCGATCCAGGCCCATCGCAGACGCCGTCGCCAATCACCCTGCAGGAAACGATCGAAGCGCCGTACGTGCAGGTCGTCGGATCCATGGCGAGCAGCGAGTTCGCTGCCCTGTCGGTCGACGCCGGCTTCGCGATGGCCGTCGCTGCGGTGCCGGTGGCCGAGCTCGACTTCACCCTGATGGTTGCGCCAAGCGGCGGCAGCTACGCCGAAGCCGGCGAAGGCGAGTGGACAGCGACCGCCACGGTCAACGAGACAGCAGGGAAGAGCGACACGTCCTTCACCCTCGCGAGCGGAAGCCGCCTGGATCGCGTGACGGTCGGCATGGGGGTGCTCTGGGACGGCGAAGTCGGTCGCGTCGACGCCATCGATGCCGGCGCCGGCACGATCACGATCGCCCGTGGCTGCGCTGACACCGTCCCCGTAGCGCATGTGGCGAACAGTCGCCTCTGGTTCTACGAGGTCGGCTTCGCCTACGACGCGGCCGAATACACCGACGGCGAGACGGTCGACGTCAAGCTACTGAGCAACACCGGCAGCCAGCAGCTTGCGCTCGGGCTGGCCACGGCGATGTCGCTCACGTTCGACAAGCGGGTCGCGCGGCCGTATCCGCCCGGCAAGGTGCAAATCAACGCCCTGAACTGGCCGGGCACGGTCTCTGGCGCCTTCACTGTGTCCTGGGCGCATCGCGACCGCGGCCAGCAGGCCGACCAGCTGGTCGACACCTCTGCGGCGAGCATCGGGCCCGAGAGCACGGTGCGGTATGCCCTGCGCTTTGAGAATGCGGGCACGGCCGCGCTGATCGTGGAGCGCACCGACCTCGCTGACACACCCGCGACGGTCCAGCTAGGGTCCTCGGCCCCGGCCAGTGTGCGGATGAAGCTCTGGGCCATCAGCGATAACGGTGACAGCTGGCAGACCCACGAGCACGTTTTCGCGTTCTCCGGCGGAAGCGGCTTCCCGGCGATTACCGGCGACACCTACGTCCCGCCGTCCGGGACGATCATCGACGGCGGCGTGGTCACCGGTGGATCGGTTCCGCCGAGTGAGCCGGATGTGCCGAGCGGCGGCACCGGCAGTTCGTCCAGTCTGCCCGCGCGTGCTCGCGGCACGACTGTGGTTGACCCCGTCACCTACGGCGCAGATCCAACCGGCGTGGCCGACTCGACGGCGGCCTTCAACGCGGCTTTCGCTGCGCTCCCGACATCCGGAGTGAATCAGGGCGGCACCGTGCGGCCCTCGGCCGGCATCTACAAGATCAACCCGAACACCTCAGTCAAACTGCTGACGAAGACTTTCCTCGACCTCGAGACGCACGACGTCACGTTGCAGGAGAGCTATACCGCGACAGACCACAAGTACGGCGTCTGGTGCCAGGACATTACCGACTTCGAGATCGCCGGCGGCACGATCATCGGCTACCGCGACGAATGGGCGCCGATCTCGGGCACGACGTCAGAGTGGGGTCATGGCATCGCGGTTTACGGGGTGCTCCGCGGAACGATCCGCAACGTCACGGTCAAGAAATGTGTCGGTGACGCGATCAGCATCGCGTCGCACGCCGGCACGCGCACTGACGATGTCATCGTCGACAACTGCGTGCTCACGTATTGCCGCCGGCAGGGCGTGAGTCTTGGCGTGTCAGACAACGTGAAGATCCAGAACAACGAGATCAGCCACATCGGAGGCACGTCCCCGCAGGCCGGTATTGACGTCGAACCAGACAATTACGCCACCGACCACACGACGACCGTCACGATCAACAACAACTACATCCACGACTGCAGCGGTCCTGGCGTGCAGTGCTACAAGAGCGCCGATGGGTTAGCGATCACGAACAATCGGCTCGAATACAACAATTACGGCCTCTACGCCTACAACAGCCACACCGGCACCTTCACCGGCAACACCGTGAAGCACAACCGAAATTACGGCGTGAAGCTGGCCGGCAGCAGCAGCGGCTACACGATCGGCGGGGCCGGCGCGCTGCAGAACACATTCTTCAACAACCGCACCGACACGTACGGGTTGAAGACAACGGGAAGCACTGCGGCCATCACAGGCCAAAATGCCGCGACCGCGAAGCACATCAGCATCGCATCGACGGTCACGAGCACCACCGTCAGCACGAATCAATACGGACCCTGAGCCATGGCCGAAGAGGTCATCTACTACCGGTTTCGCTGCAGGCGGGACACGGCTGCCAATTTGGCGGCCGTCAACGAGACGCCACTCGAAGGCGAGTGGTGCTTCGAGATCGACACAGGACTGGCAAAGATTGGTGATGGCGGCACGCCATACAACGACATTCCGTACTACGACGCGGTCTTCCACTGCGATGCGACCGGGACGAATGATCTCACCGTCGCTCTGCCGGTCGCGTTGCAGCTGTACGACAAGATCCTTCTGCACGTCAGGGCGTCGGCCGCAAATACCGGCGCGGCCACATTCAACACGCTGCCCATCACGAAGCACGGTGGCGCCGCCCTGGTCGCTGGCGACATCGCGGGTGCTGGCCACGATCTGCTGCTCGTCTACGCGGAAGCCGCGGCGCGCTGGGAGCTGCTGAACCCGGCCGTGACCAACAGCACCAGCACGCCAGCCCTGATGTTTTCGCGCATTTCGATGAGGATCTGATGATTCTTCTGACCTCCACTGATTCGCTTCAGGTCCTGCTCGCTGGCGCCGTTGCGGCAAACCAAGGTGTGCTGTACGCCGCCTTCGTTGATGTCGATGCAGCATCCTTTGCAGCGAGCGCCGCTGGGAACAGCAGTGGCGTAACAAACAACACGACGGCCGTCAGTTGGTGTGCAGCGTCGGCCTCGGGCAAGTTCCGCCAAATCAAGTACCTGTCGCTATACAACGCGGACACTGCGAGTATCACTGCGACCGTGCGTGTGAACGACGGCACGAACAATCGCACGCTGGTGACGGTCACGCTTGCGCCAGGTGAGCGCATCGCTTACGTGGATGGTCATGGGTTCACGACCTTCAACGCTGCGGGTCAGCCCTCGCTGGCGATAGCGCTCGCCGACAACGTCGTCACGAACGCAAAGCTGGCGGATGTTGCGACGGCAACGTTCAAAGGTCGGACCTCAGCGGGCACTGGTGACCCAGAGGACATGACGGTGGCGCAGGCGGCTGCGCTGCTGCAGGGCGACGGCATGACCGCTGCCCTTTGTGGCACGCGCGGCATTGTCGTGACCAGCAAGAGCGCGAATTACACCGTCGCTGCGGCAGACTGCGGGTCGATTATTTATCACCCCGTGACGGACACGACCGCGCGGACGTGGACCCTCCCGGCGAATGGCACTCTGGCTTTGCCGGTAGGTTTCGCCGTGACATTCGATAATGATGTAGGTGCCGGCATCCTGAGCATCGCCATCACGACTGACACACTCGTCTGGGTCGGCAATGGCAGCACGGGCACACGCTCGATCGCCGCCGGCGGCCAGGCAACAGCGGTCAAGGTGACACCAACTCGCTGGCGAATTGCCGGCACGGGCCTGAGCTGATGGGCACGATCCAGCAGATGCTGCTCGGCGAGTACGCCACCACGTCCACTTCGCTGTACTGGAACCCGTCAGATAAAGCTGCGGAGCTCACGCTATCGAATGCCTTCGCCACGTGCTTGCGTTCGACCACGAACGACGGCGCGTGGCGGATGGTGAGAGGGGTTTCTTCGCACAACACGGGCAAGTGGTACGCCGAGATCCTGATCGACGCGAACGGCGCAGGCAACGGTTCGGTCATCTTCGGGCTCGCGCTTGCCGGGGCAGGCCTGTCCGGCTACGTCGGCAGTGACGCGAATAGTCTCGGTATCCAGCCGAACAATACCGCCAACGTCAGCACGTATTTCACCGGCGGGCAAACGACGTTCGGCACTAGTTTGGTGGCCGGCCCTGGAGATCGCGCTATGGTCGCGATCGACATCGATGCGGGCAAAGTGTGGTTCGGATCCAAAGGTACTTGGCTCGGCTCGGGGAATCCCGCTGCAGGCACCGGACAGCAATACAACGTCTCGCCGCAGGCTTTCTATCTCGCGCTCTCCGAGAGCCTCAGCCCAGCGCAAACTACGCTCAAGAGCCGCAGCGGCGACAATCTCTACACGCCGCCGACCGGGTTCAGTATGTGGGGCTGAGCCTCGCCCTCAACTCGAGCAAATCTCCATTGCCGCGCATACGCGCAAGCGAACCCGCGAAACGGCGTAGACGCGAGCCTGCAATCGGCGCGTAGGGCTGCGTCAGCGACTCGACATGGAATCCGGACCGCTTGCACAGCAGACGCAGGCTTCGCTTCGAATAGAAGAACGTGTGATGCAGTGAGAAGGCATCGAAGTGCGGCTGCCACTTGCCCGTCCATCGACGCAGCCGGTCAAGGTCGTTGTCGAACTGAAACGGCACTTCGATCCAGAGCAGACCGTGTGCCGTGAGGTGTTCCCGGCACCACTTCAAATGCGCCAGCGGATCGGGCACGTGTTCGAAGACGTGGTTCATGTGGATCACGTCGAAGCGCCCGATCTCTGCGTCGGGCGCGTGCAGCAGCAACCCGCGTGCTGCCGCCTGGTCGCGGGCCGCGTCTGAAAACTCGATGCCCTCGGCACGCATGCCGAGCGAGCGCGCGATCTCGACAAATTCCCCCGTCGCGGCGCCATAGTCCAGCACCGAGCGTGCGCCTTCCGCGATCATCTGCCTGATGCGTTCGGCGAAGCTGTCCAAGCGCTGCGCTGCGAACTGCGCGTAACCGGTGTCGCCCCCACCGAAGTAGTGCTCGGCGCTGTAGACGACATGCAACGCGTCAGGAGCGGGGCGCGGCGAGAGCCAACGCAGGGCGCATCCGCGGCACCGCAGGACGCCGTAACGCGCGGGAAGCGCAAGCAGCCTAGCCCAGCGGCGATCAGAGTTGCCTTGGCGGCCGCATAGGTTGCACAGCGGCACCGTTTCGGTGGCGAGCGTGCTGAGAGAAGTCTCGGCATTCAAGAGGACACCGCCGGTCCTGAGCGCATCGGCCGAGCCTAGCAAGGTCCTGGCATTGCTTCCATTGCGCGAAGGAGATAGGCCCCGCGATGGCGCAGAAAATCAGGCTCACGATCAGGAGGCCGTTGGGCCCTCCCCACAATTCGACGCTCGTCAGGTAACGCAGGGCATTGCTCTTCATGCGCCGAGCGTAGCGCCTGCCGGGCCGACTCGGCGACGCTGTCGAAATGCCCGTTCCACCGTGCCATACGACGTCGAAGCGAGCACGAGGCCGCCGCCGAGCGATGCGACGAGAATCACCGGCCACGTCTGCGACTCGCGGAACAGCATCGCGATCGGCCAGTGGAACAGATAGAGCCCGTAAGAAATACGGCCCAGGTAGGGCAGCGGGCGCCACGTCAGCAGCTCCGCGCCGCTGCGCGCCCACATCACCAGCGCAGCCCCCAGCCATTCGGCACGGATGTTCGTGATGCCCATCGGGTCTGTCGACAGCGCGGTCAGCATCCCCAGCGGCAGCACAGCCCAGCCCCAGCCCTTGCGCGCCGGCAAGAAGGCGAGCAGCGAGCCCAGGAGCAGGCCAGAGAGGCGGGTGTCGAATCGGTAGTTCGCGATCCAGTCGCCAGCGTTGTCGGCCACGTGCAAGCGCCACCCCGTGGCGACGATGTAGCCGAGCACCAGCATGCTCAATGCGGTTCGCCGCGGCATCCGGCACAGCGCCATGACGCACAGTGGCCAGAGCAGATAGAAGTGCTCCTCGACCGCCAGGCTCCATGTGTGCTTGATGGTTTCGCTCAGGTGCCCGTACGCGGCGGCGTAGTCGGACAGGTAGAACACCGCGATGCTCGCATCCGCACCTGTCGGCGCATGCGCGCCCCATAGCGGCGCAAACGCCATTACCAGCCCGACCATCAGCAGCAGGGCCGGGTACAGGCGTCGCGCGCGTCGCAGGTAGAACGCGCCGAGCTTGATGCCGCCGGCGTGTTGCTCGGCGGCGAGCAACGACGTGATCAGAAACCCGGACAGCACAAAGAACACGTCCACGCCTGAGCGCCCATTCTCGAATCCCGGGACGAAGGCGTGATGGCACACCACAGCCAACACCGCCAATGCCCGAATGCCGTCCAAGGCTGGGTTATATCTCATGGGCGTAACGCTACCAGCAGCCTGAAAGCGGCGCCTGTAGGAAAATTCCTCATCCCCCGCGCGGCATTCCCTGATTCCACTGGTGCTACTCGCCGGAGGCGGCGTAGCGCTGCGCCAGTTGGCGATACCTTGAGATCTCGCGCCGTAGGTTGTCCATGCCGTTCACCTTGCTGCGGACCCGGCGCCAGTTCGACGACGGGACGTAGTCCCTTCGGTAGCTGTCGAGCGTGGCCTCGAGCTCGGTGACCTTCGCCTCTGCCCATTCCCGCTTGGTGCGGTGTCGTCTGCGCTGCGTACTCATGACGCGCAGCCTGACCGACGTCGTTCGCAGGCGGCGCGACTCCTGAAAATTGGAGGGCCGGCCTAGCAACGGTGCGGCCTCTGACGGGTCCTGTCCTGAGAAAAACGGGACCTAAGTCGCTGTTTTTCATGCGCAGGAAACCGGCCTGTTAATCAGGGGGTCGTTGGTTCGAGTCCAACTTCGGGCGCCAGAAATATCAAGGGCTTGCGAGCGATCGCAGGCCCTTTTTTCTTCGTCTCCTGAAAATTCTCCTGAAAATTCGGTCATGGCGAGGGCCTTTGGCGGCTAGGGAATTGGTTCAGTCGAACAGCAGCGAGTAGCGCCCGCCGAGCAGCTCGCGCCGGCCCTGCGGCGATGGATAGCTGCCCTCAAGCCGATAGATTTCCTGCGCCACTTCCTGCACGGCTGGGTCGAAGGGAGCCACGCGGCCCATGAGCTTGTGCCGGACTTCCGACAGATCCGAGCCGATGATCCATCCCGCGATCGTCCCGCCTTCCCCGTTCTGCAGCAGACAGACCATCCGCTTTATCTCCTGTTCCGAATTACCCGGTGGTGGGGGTCTTCGCACGGCTCGCGGCCGCTGAGTCGACCACGGCGATGTCCTGGTCGTAGACGTCGAGCATAGCCTCGGTGCGGTGACCCGACGCCTGTTGCTTCTCGCCGCGAGTGCCCTTGGTGTCGGTGACGCCGCGGCGCTTGAGGTCGTGCAGGCCGAAGCGCGCGTCGGCCGGGATGGCCCCATCGGCGATCGCGGCCTTGACTAGACGCTGCCAGGCGCTGTTGAAGCCGCTCTTCGTCAGGGCATAGCCGTACACGCTGACGACCAGCGGGCGGTCTTCGGGGCGCATCGGGATCGGACGCTTGCGCTCGGCCCAGATCAGGGTGCGGCGCGCCTGCAGTGCGTCGACGACGGCGCGCAGGCGTGGATCCCAGCGGGTGATGTTGGTGAGGCTGCCCTTGCGCCGGCGACAGATCAGGCCTTCCGCGGTGACGTCGGCATCGTTGAGATCGACCACGACCTCGATGCCGCGCAGCCGGCAGAGATAGGCGAGCTCGGCGACGTCGGCCAGGTAGGGCGCGACGCTGCCCTTGATGCCGCGGTCGATCGTTGCGTGCGCGCGGGCATAGGTCACGATCGCGGCGAAGGCATCGTGGCTTGGCAGGCGGCGCTGCTTGCGCTCCTTCGGCGGTTCGACGCCGAGCGCGGGATTGCCTTCGCACCAGCCGCGGTTGGCGCCCCAGCGGAACGCGACGCGGAGATAGCGCAGCACGTGCGCGGCGGTGCTGGGTGTGCGGATCAGCGCGCCCGTCGCGTCGCGCTTGCGCCCTTCGGCGATGCGATCGACCAGGCGCTGGATCAACGGTCGCGTGATGCGATTGCTCTCGAGGTCGCCGAACGTGCCGCCGCCCTTCGTCTTCTGCTCAAGCACGCGATCGCGACAGAACCCGTAGTCGTCCCGCGTGGCCTTTCCGAGCTCGCGAAATTCGCTGCTCTCGTGGAAGGCTTTCAGCAGCGAGCGGAGCAGCTTGCGGTCGATGCCGCTGGCCGCTTCCATGATCGCGTGCAGGTCGGACAGGCGCGCGGTGGGGCCGGCGACGGTGCGTGGGCGCGGGTCGCGCACGTACCAGCGCCCGGACCCGCTCTTGTCCCAGTAGATCCCGCGCGGCAAGGCCGCCTGGTCGATGTGTGCGGGGATCGATGGATCGTGCTTGCGCTTGCGGCCGCGGGTCATCGTGGTTAGCCGGATTGCTCGCTCGAGTGGCGTGCGAGCCTTTCGATCGCTCGAGCCAACGCGACAGCGGCTTCCTCGAAAGACAGTCGCTCCTGCTCGATGATCTCGATGGCAGCTCTTTCGATTGCGAGCTGCGCCAGCGCTACTTTCTGCTGCCTCGCGGTAGCGTTCATAGAACGTCCTCGGGTCGATATGCCTCGCCGTCGTTAGCGGCATGGGCCACTCCGAGCGCCGCGTTGAGCGCGTCGACGGTCGTCCAGATGCCGCCCTTGCCGTCGTAACGGTAGCGCAACCCCTGGGCCTTGGCCCATTTCTCAACTGTGGCCAGCCGAGGGTGTTCGCCCGGCCGGCACAGCTCCTGCAGGTCCTCGAATTGGAGGATGGGGCCGAGCATTACCGCGGCGCCTCCTCCACGCGCTGCCATCCGTCGTCGCCGGCGAGCAGCGACGGGACGGGAAAGAGAAAGGGCCGGCGCCGGCGGCCGCCGCTGCCACGCGTGCGTTGCAGGACGGCGTAGGCGCCTTCTCCGGGCACGTCGACGACGGCCAGCACGCGGGCTTGGCCGTCGATATCGCGCCAGAGCTGGCCGACGGTAAGCGCCATCAGCGAGGACCCAGCAGCCGCAGTAGACCCTTCCTTGGCGCGGCGGCCGTTTCGGGCTCAACGATCTCGACGATGTGGCCGGCCAGTTCCTTGGCGGTGAATTGGAATACCGGCTGGACGCCGAGGCACGCCTTTATGAGCTCCGGTATCTGCTCGCGCAGCGCTGCCGGCATCTTGTTGAAGTGGATGCAGTGCAGCGGCCGCAGGATGTCGTACGCATCTCCCTTGGGATCGATGCCCAGCAGCTTGCCCACCGAATCGATGGTGCAGATGTCGAGCCACCCCTTGACGAACATGTGGTTGAGGGCGGTCAGGGCCGACAGTTGCTTGAGGTCACTCATCGCCGCGCCACCTTTGCTGCCGACTTCTTCGCGGCTTTTTTCGATGACGCCTTCTTGGCGACTGGCTTCTTGGCCGAGGCCTTCTTCGCGGGCTTTGCCGGCTTGGCCTTGGGTGCCGGCTTCGCCGTCGCGGCGGGCTTGGCGCCCTTCAGGGTGTAGCCGGGGCCACGGAGCGGCTTCGGCAGCCAACCGGTGCCGGCGAGCAGCTTGGCGGCCTGGGCGATGAGCTCGTCCTTCCTCAGGCCGTTGAGCGTGGCGGCTACGTCCTTGCCCTTCGCCTCGGTGACGGCCTCGAGGACTAGGGCGGCCGGGATGCGGCCGAGGAAGTTGTCGCAGCCCGCATTCCAGTGGTCGGCCATGTCGAAGCCAATCGCGGCATGAAGTGTGGCGACGCCAGCATGGCCATCGGGGCGATCGCTGAGGCCGCCGAAGCGCGCAGCGACGCAGGCCGCGAGCATGGCCAGCAACTCGGCCTGGTTGCGCTGCAGGAGCCAGCTGAGGCGGTCCTTGCGGGGCAGCTGCTTCAGCCCTTCCGCGGCGTCCTTGGCCGGATCCGGTAGGGCAGCGTGGATGTCGGGAGCCGCCTTGCGCGCATCTGGCACCGTCAGGCCGGTGAGGTGCAGCACGTCAGCATGGCCCCAGTCATGCTTCACCGCCGACGCCAGGTAGTCGACCAAAAGCGCGAGTGCGAGGTGCGGGTCGCGCGCGACGTGGCTGCGCGCGACTTCGCTGCGATGCGCACTGAGGACGTTGAGGATCGCGGCGCTGAGCTCCGGCTTCTTCGGCTTTGCGGCGGTCGCCCCGCCCTCGGCTGTCTTCGCCGTCTCTTTCGGTTTGCCCGTGATAGCGCCGGCGTTGTCGACCTTCTGTCCCGGCTTCAGGCGTCCGCGCTCAATGCGCACGCCGTCGTAGTCGAGAAAGACCAGGACGCCCGTGGTGGCCCGCACGTCGTCAGAGACGTCGGGCTGGGCGGCCGCGTGGATCTCTTCCCGCTCGAGCTCGAGGCGCTGCATTTCGACGTCGAACTCTTCCTCGCTGAGGCTCTCGTCGCCGTCCATCTCGAGTTGCTCGATGCGCTCCTCGATCTCGTCAAGACGCTGCTGCTGTTCGCCGCTGAACTTGGCGTCCCGCATCGCAGGGTGAATTTGGTAGTCGGACAGCTTTGCGTAGTCGAATGCCAGATGCGCCTCGGCCCACGACCAGCCCGCATCGCGCTCGGCCTGCGCCAGCGCCTCGAGCTTGTCGAGCGCCAGGCGGTCGAGCAGCGGCTTGTCCTGCAGCCATGCGTCGCCGCGGGTGCTGAAGAGGTCACGGCGCACGGAACCGCCGGCGGCTTCGTACGCATCGAGGCCCACGAACTTGGCCAGCGTGTCGTCTGCACGCGCCTCGCGCCGGGTGAGCTTTTCGCGTAGGTCGCGCGGGCTGCGTTCCCAGTCGTGCTGCGCGGTGAACCACGCCTGGCGCTGCGCCTCATGGTTGTCGGTGATGGCAAGGGCCTGCAGTTGCTCGAGCGACATGCCGTCGTTGCGGTAGATCTGCACGAGCTCGGGGTTGACGTTGGCGAGCTTGAGGCGCTGCTTGACCACGATCTCTTCGACGCCGAAGTGCGCGGCGACGTCGGCGAGCGGCTTGCCCGATTCGATCATCGCGTGGAAGGCGTCGAACTGGTCGGCCGGGTGCATGGCCTCGCGCAGCGTGTTCTCGGCGGTGCTGGCCTCGAGCGCGACGTCGTCGTCGACGATCAGGCGGCACGGGATGCCGTCCCCGGAGAGAGCCGCAGGCAATTCGTTGCGCTTCGCGAGCAGCTGCAGGGCGGCCAAGCGCCGGCCGCCGGCGACGACGCCATAGGGCGCGTCGTCGTTGTCGCTCGGCTGCACGGTGAGGTTTTGCAGCAGGCCGTGCGCGGCGATCGAGGCGGCGAGCCCCTCGACGTCGTCGCCTCCGGTCTTGCGGGCGTTTCGCGGCGACAGCTGCAGCTGGCCGAGCGGGATGCGGATCAGGTCAGGCTGGGCGTTCATGTGGCCTCGTGGCATAGGATCGTGCGATGAAGTCCAACCCCTACCTCGAGCTGGACCTGGAAGCGCTCACGCGGGCGTTTCACGCGCGCGCCGGCGAGCTGTTGAAAGAGGGCGTGCAGCGCAGCCCTGAAGAGCGTTTGGCACTCGCGCGCGACACCGCTTACCAGCTGCTCGCCGCTGCGCGCTTGCTCGATCCCGGGTACTACCAGGCGGGCGAGCCGGAAGAGGCAATGAAGCGAGGCCACGAATCGCTGGTGGCCGCGTTCAGCGAGTGGGCAGAACGTCTGCAACGACATGCACGCCACCGTGTGCTCCTGCGCGCCGTCAACGCTGCCGTGCCGAGCAATCCATACAACTGGCTGCGCGAGGCGAGGCTCGACGATCGCCATTTGAGCGAGCTGGCAACCGAAAGCGAGGAAGGGCTGGCGCGTGTGCTGGCGCATCTGCAGGCGCTCGTGGAGTCAGGCCGCGGTCCGAAGCGCGGCGGCCGCTGATGCAACCTGTGCCTCGAGTTCGGCGATACGGGCTTGCGCGCGTGCGTGCTCCTGCACCAGGCCGGGGAAACAGCCGTCGCAGTGGTCGCGCGTTGCAACGTCCTCGCGCCATTCGCGCGCGCGCCGTCGGAACTCCGCGGCGTTGATCTCGTTGCCGTGAGCGAGTTGCTGCTCCGCGTAGGCCTCGAGGAAGTCGGGGCCGGTCATGGAGTTGGTGAGTTGGTCGTGCATTGCAGGTTCTCCGGATCAGGCTACGTCGGTGAGATCGTCGGCATCGAGGCTGTCATCGTTGTCGGCGTGCTGACGACGGCGGTTAGCGGCTTGTGCGGCTAGGAAACACTTCGTGGGTTGTGAGGTCTGGCCATTCGCCAGGCGCTCCACGCGCCCGCCGCGCGCCTGGAAGGCGGCGACATCAGCGGCGATGCGAGAGCTGTCGAGCGCCGCTTCGCGTGGTCGCGTGAGGTTGGCGTTGGGAATCACCAACGGCGCGGGCCTGTCGATGATTCGAAACTCGCCTGGACGCTTAGCCTGTGGTGTAGGTGCCGCGTCCTTTCGCCGCGGCGCCTTTGCCTTCGCGACTTCAGGAGGCTTCGGTTTCGCCACGCTCATCGACTGGGATGCGGTTGCCGTTGCCGCCGGCGTGCGGGTCTTGCGCCGGTCAATCAACGCTTCCGCGGTGGGCCGGTACGCGAAATTGCATCGCGTGCCGAACCGCTCGAGCTTGCCGGCGTTGTGCAGCTGACCGAGTTGGGCGGCCACCATCGTGGACAGATGGCGACTCATCTTCGGCTCGGCGCCGGCAATGCCCTCTACGATTTCATCCAGTTTTGCGGCGCGGCCGAGATCGGCGAGGAATCGCAGAATCTGCTGTGCGCGCGACGGCGGCGCGCCTTCTCCGAGGCCGGCCCAAGTGAGGTTTTCTCCGCGGTCGAGCGCGCTGTTGAGGCGCTTATGTGCGGCGGGGTGGCTGATGCGGAGTCGCTCGGCGACGTCGGCGCAGGTGACTTTTTGGCCGTCCACCCTGTAGACGCGTGGGGGCATGCTCATGTGCGATTCCGGTCGAGGTGATCGGTGACGTCACCCGCCGGCGTGACGCCGCAGCAGTCGCATGGCTTGTCGGGGTCGGCTAGGGCATTCGTCAGATATGTCGCGAGCCGTTCCCAGCGAGGAATCGCGGTTCGCTCGCGGCTGAGCGCGATCGGACAATGCGCCAGCGCTTCCCGCACCATCTCGGTGGTGATCACTACAGAAGACTCAGTACGCGGCTCTGCGAGCTGACGCTGCAGGGCAATGAGCTGGTCGCGACATGCGGCCAGGACAATGTCCGGGTCGGTGTCGTCGACCGGCACGCGCAGCGTCCCTTCCCCCCGGGTCACGCGGGTGATGGCGGCTTCGATGCGGAGGAAGAGGTCGGGCGTCGGTTCGCTGTTGCTCGCGGTACCGGCAGCCAAGCGTGCGATGTAGGCGCGGACGTGGATCGGACACCAGTGGTCGATGAAGCGTTGGGCTTCTTCATCGTTGAAATGGAGTCCGGAATCGCGCTCGGGTTGGGTGCTCATGCCGCGCCCGCCGTTGCCCTGTCAGCGGCGACCAGCTGCTCGGCCAGCTCGTGGCCCTTGCGCGTGAGCATGGCGCGCGTGGGGAACTGCGGATCGTCGAACTCGATCAGCCAGGCGCGCTCGAGCATCGCCATCAGCCGATAAGTGAACGACGGGATCTGCTGGACGCCGCTCGCATGGGCTTGCGTGTGAGGCGCGCTGTAGTGCTTCGCATTGCGCACCAGCGCGTGCGTTGGCGCTCCGAGCGCTTCGCGCAAGGCGCTCGCTTGCAACGGCGTGAGTTGATGGATGTCCATGTTGGCCCTCGGGCGAAAAAGAGCCCGCCGGCGACCCGGCGGGCGCGGAGAAAACGGGTCAGGTGACGGGGCGCAGCAGTGGGTTGCGACGGCCAGTGAGTTCGCTGCAGGCGAGTGCTATGACGACGGCTGTGGAACGCCCAGCAGCGAGTTCGTCAAGCGCGACGCGGTTGGCGCGTGCGCGGCTTTCGCCGTCCGCGCCGATGGATCGCGCTCGTTCGGCGATCGCCTGGCGCGCGGTGCGCAGGGCGAGTGGGTTGCGCATCGGTACGAGGTTGGCCGGCGCAGGCTTGATCAGCGCATCGACCAGCGCCTTCGCGCTGAGGAAGACCCCGCAGTGGGTGCGCGGGAAGGAGAAGAGGCGGGCGCTCATGCTTGGCGCTCCTGCACGGCCTGCGACAACGCGAATGCCTGTCGCGAGTAGTCGCGCGCAAGGCCGTCGTGCGCCAACCACGCGCCGGGCATCCTGGCCTCACCGCAGCGCATCGCCTCCGCGGCGTGCCTTTCGGTGAGACGCGCCATGAATTGCACAGCCTGCACTTCGTCCCTTGTCGGCCGGAAGCACGCGCTCACAGCTCACCGCCTTCGTGCCGCGCCTTGTCCCACGGCAGCGGCGACGCGATGTCGTGCCGGTAGGCCTGCGGCCTGAGCTCACCTTCCTCGTTGGCGGCGTAGTCGTCGTGCGGCCAGATACGGCCAGCGGCGCGCTCAGCGCGGCCCTGGCGGGCGCGGCTCAAGGGCGACCCAACAACCAGTTTGAAGGGTGCGACGTGCACAGCATTCGCCGGGACCGGCGGCCAGCGCAGATTGCGCAGCTCGGGCACGGAGGCAAAAGCGAGGACGATCAGCAGCAGGGCCAGCAGCGCGTACGCGAAGCCGATGCCGATCCAGAAGTCGGGACTGTGAAGGAGTTGTTGCATGGCGCCTCCCTGTCGGTGAGGGCGCTTGCGGGCCGCGTCCGGCCTCCTAGTGCCGGCGGGGCGACCCGCCGGGCGCCCGCCCGGGATGTCCGGGCGAGCTGGACCTTAAGACCTCTTAAGCAGTCTGTCAAGCACGCTTAAGTTCAGATAAGGCAACCTCCGTTTAGACGGCCGCGCGGGTGGCCGGCTGGGGGTTGCGAAATGCGAAGGATCGTCTTGGTCTTGACGGTGATTGCGCTTGCCGGGTGTACGTCGGCTAGGCCGCTAATGGCACCGTCCGGAAAGCAGGGTTACAAGGTCTGGTGTGAGATGCCATCGCAGTGCTACGACAAGGCCGCGCAAGTGTGTCCGGCGGGATACGACATCGAAGCCGACCAGAAGGATTACTGGGGCCTTGGTGACGTCGACGGCAATCTGATCATTGTGTGCAAAACGCCTGGAAGTCCAGGAAGGCTTGTGCCGAATGGGTCGAGCGCTCCAGCGAAACCGGTCGAAACGCCCGTGCAGTAATCGAGTTAGCGCGCAGGCGCAGCATCCGGGCAATCCAACCCGTTTTGCGCGCACTCCTCGAGCTGCTTCATCCGTAGCTGCAATCGCTCGAGGCCCGCATCCGAAAGGCCCTGTAACGACGCAACGCATTCCGCATCGAGCGCGCGCACGATTTCGGCTTGCCAGCCGTACCAGGTGGCAATGCGGTCAATTTCGCGTTCGCAGCGCCCGCGTGGTGTCTGATCGACGACCATCGGCGATGCGGTGTTGAATTCATGCACCTGGAAGAGACGAAGCGCCAATGCTTCGGCGGACTCAGTGGGCTTCTTCGGGACAGCCTCACTCATCAGCTGACGCAAGCGCGCCACCTTTTCGTTCAACATCGGATTCACCCGGAGCGAGCGGTTATGCGACCGCGGCGCGGACGAAGCGCAGCACCTTCGCCTGTGGCAGACCCTCTTCGAGCAACTCGAAGGCGAGCAGAGCCGCCTCCGCATGCTTGTGAGGTGGCAGCTCAAGGTTGCCTGATTCCAGGACCTCTGCCACCAGCTGGAAAGCCAGCTTAAGAACCTCACGTCGCTCGGGTTGAGACCAATATTCGGCGTGGTCCTCAGAAACGCGTTCAGCAGCCTGACCACCGAAGAGCAAGGCTCTGGGTGAGGTCTTCGCGCCATCGGCGATTTTGAAGAGCTGAACGGCCTTGACGTGTTCTGGCTTCACGTTATCTCGGAGCCAGCCGCTGATGGTGGCTTCGGTCGTGCCCGCTGCACGGGCAAGGCCGGCCGGCGACATCTCCTGCCGATCCATCGCCTCTCGCAAGCGCTGGCCTAGTGTGTCCCCCATACGTAAGCCAGCTTAAGGGTGAGGGGCTAAAGAGGGCTTGACGTGTGGCTTAAGACCTCTTAAGGTCTGCCGCCAATGGACAGGATCTCCAAACAAGAGTTGCGAGCCGCCCTGGGCGTGGAAACCGACGCTGAGGTCGCGGCGTTCTTCGACATCAGCCCGGCAGCTGTGAGCCAGTGGGGCGAAGACGCGCCGATCCCGGAGCTGCGGCAGTTGCAGGCCGCACAGCGGGAGCCCGATCGCTTCGGGCCCGAGGCAATCGCCGAGATTCGCCTTCGCCTTCGAACCAGGGCCGCGGCGACAGGGGACGCGGCCCGATCGACCGATGACATGAGCGAGGCGGCCTGACATGCGGTCACCCTCTCGCACAACCTTCGTTCTGGTCTCGGCTGCGATCACGCTCGGTGTGCTTATGGTCGGCGCGTGCATTCTTGCCGCCCTCGATGACGCGGAGGCTCGCGTTCTGGAAGAAGAGTGCTGCCACATCGCCGTTTCCGTGTCGGGCGTCGAAGTGATGCAGCGCGCTGAAACGAAGGCACAGTCGGTCCATGAGTCGCATCCTGCGCGACACGACGCGGTGAGCGCATGAAGCCCGCGACGCAGTTTCTGCCTCCGCGGCAATCGGTCATCTACGCGTACACACGCCGGATGCTCGACCAGACGGCCATGAATGCGAATTCGTTCGCGATGGTGGTGGCCGAGCTCTACTGCGCGAAGAACGCTCCAGATGTGCGTCACGTTGCGCTGCGCCTCGGCGATGGTGATGACCTCTTCGAAGCGATGCGCGCGAACGGACAGACGCTGCGTCGCTATATGGACGGTACGGTCAAAGTGCTGCCGGCCGACCTTGAAGACGCGTGGGTGCTGGCGCTGCCTGAGCCCTATCGCAGTGACTGCGAGCGCGATCTCGCGCGGCGACGTGGGCGCTATAGCTTCGAACTGCCGGGGCACGTGGCCGGCGAGGACTTCGCATCCATCGGTCGTGTGATGGAGCAAGCCGGGGAACTGGTCACCGAATGGGGAAAGTCGGTGGCCGATGGAAAGCTCGATGCAGATGAGCTTTCAAGGATCGAGAACGAAACCGACGATGTGATCACCGCGCTGCTGCAGCTGCGGGCGTACGCGCGCGATCGAGCAAAACAGGGGGCTGGCGCTGCCTGAGCAGCGACGGCTGTAGCGCGCGGAAACGTGCGCGGGGAAAGGAAGAGTAGGGGACGCGGGCAGATGCCTGACGCCATGGATCACGTTCAGTCGTTCAACGACGAGCACACAGCGGACGCGCTCTCGCGTCACGCATCACGCCCGCGACTTGTCGGGCGTACGCACTGTGCCAACCTCGATTGCGGCGAGCCCATCGGCGACGCACGCACGGCGTTGGGCGCACAGCTTTGCCTGCCATGCCAGAAGGCCGAGGAATCCCGCAACGCGCACCAGCAGGTTTGGAGGCAGCGTTGAGCCATGGCCACCGCGCGATGCCATCGCAAGGCAACGCACACACAGCCGAACGCGGCAGCCTCGCGTGGTATGCGCGATGCATTGCAAGCGCTGTACAGCGAAGCGCCGATGTCGTCCGATGCGCAAGCCGAGACCTGGCACGCACTGCAACTCGTGCCAACAAGCAAACGGCAGGGCGACCTGTCGTTGACGCTGCCGGAGCCTGACTCCCGATGAATCCCTGCACGCTGCAGGCGGCGCTGCTCGCGCCGCATCGGACCGGTGCCCTCGCTCGTCGACGCGTCGAGTGCGCCCCATCTCCCCGTCAGGTTGGAAGCGACGCGGGGTCGCACTTCGAGTTCAGTAAGACCTCGGGCGGAGTGAGCAGCTGCATGGCCGGGCGTGGGTCCTCCCTAGGGGGTCCGCAAGCGGGTAGCTGGGGCCGCAAAAACCACGTAGGTAGTGGGCTCGGGAGTTACTGAACCCATGGCCGCCGCCAACTATGACGACGTCCTCGACCAGCTGCGCTCGGCTGGCCTGATCGTTGAGCGTCTTGAGGTCGGCACGCCTCGGCCGGTCCGCTGCAAGGTCGAAGGCGATCGCGAGAAGCGAGGCTGGTACAGCCTGCACGAGCTATCGGCGCCAGGTGGTGATCTGCTCATCGTCGGCAGCTTCGGCGTGTGGCGCGGCAACGACAACACGGCGCAGAAGGTCGAACTCCGGAAGCGCGAGATCTCGCAAGAGCAGCGCGAGGCGCTTCGTCGACGTTTGCTCGAGGACCGCAAGCGCGCCGACCAGCTGCGCCAGCGCGAAGCCGCTCGGGCCGCCGAAACTGCTGCGAAGGCCTGGGCCGCGCTGAGTGAAGATGGCGACGCCGACTATCTGGCGAGCAAGCACGTCGGCGCGTACGGTCTGCGCTTCACGAAGAACGGCAGCGCGGTGGTGCCGCTGCTCGACACCGCCGGCCGGATCCACGGCCTGCAGTTCCTGCGTACCGCCGCCCAGGCGAAGGCTTCGAAGCGGTTGGCGAAGGAGTACTGGCCGAGCGGCGTGGTGAAGAAGGGGCACTTCCACCTGATCGGCTCGCCCGACTGGTGCGTGCTCATCGCAGAGGGCTACGCCACCGCAGCCACGCTGCACATGGCCACGGGTAAGCCCGTGGCCGTCGCCTTCGACGCGGGCAACCTCCTGCCCGTCGCCGAGGCGCTGCGCAAACGCTACCCGCGCACGAAGATCCTCATCTGTGCCGACGACGACCTCCTCGGCAAGTGCCGAAACCAGGAGTGCAAAGCACCGCTGGTGCTCACCCGGCACCCGAAGGACTGCCCGGCCTGCGGCAAGCCGCACGGCTACGAAAACACCGGCGTCATGGGCGCGAGTGCCGCATCGCTCAGCGTGGGCGGGGCATGGATCACGCCGGCCTTCGAAGATCCCGATGCGATCGCGGATCGCTGGATCGGCGACGGCACGAAGCGCACCGACTTCAACGACCTGCACGCCGCCGAAGGTCTGCATGTCGTCCGCGTCCAGGTCGAGGCCAAACTCTCGGCGCTTGGCTGGGCGGCACAACTCGCGGGCGCCGCCACCTCCGCCAACGGGGGAGAGGGGAACGGCAAGCTGCAGGCGATCCAGTCGATCGAGGAGCTGCTCGAGCGCTTCGCCCTCGTGTACGCGCACGGAGGCGCAGTTTTCGATCGCCGCGAGCACCTGCTGATGTCGCTTTCGGATATGCGGGATGCCTGCATCCGCCGCGACATTCACCGTGCATGGGCAGAAAACCCGCAGCGCAGCATCGTGCGCATCCGCGAGGTCGGCTTCGATCCGACCGAGCGCGATCCCACCATCACCTGCAACCTCTGGGGCGGCTGGCCAACCACGCCCAAGGCCGGCCGCTGCGACAAGCTGCTCGAGCTGCTGCGCTATATGTGCAGCGGCGACCGGAATGCCGATCACCTCTACCGCTGGGTGCTGCGCTGGATCGCCTATCCGATCCAGCACCCCGGCGCGAAGATGAAGTCGACCGTCGTCGTGCACGGCCCACAGGGCACCGGCAAAAATCTGTTTTTCGAAGCGGTGATGAAGATCTACGGCGAGTACGGCGACGTGCTCGACCAGTCGGCGGTGGAGGACAAGTTCAACGACTGGGCCAGCCGCAAGCTCTTCATGATCGCTGACGAAGTGGTGGCGCGTTCCGACCTCTACCACATCAAGAACAAGCTCAAGGGTCTGATCACCGGCGACCGCATCCTGATCAACCCCAAGGGCTTCAAGTCGCACTGGGAGCGCAACCACCTCAACCTGGCGTTCCTCTCCAACGAAGCGATGCCGGTCGTGCTGGAAGAGGACGACCGTCGCCACTGTGTCATCTGGACGCCGGACAAGGCCGCGCCTGAGTTCTACTCCGAGGTCCTCGCCGAACTGCGCGATGGCGGCGTCGAGGCTCTGCACGACTACCTGCTGAACCTCGACCTCGGCGACTTCGGTCCGGGCACGCACCCGCCGCTCACCGCGGCGAAGGCCGACCTAATCAACCTCGGCCTCGACAGCCCGCTGCGCTTCTACGACGAGCTAGTCGGCGCAGAGATTCCTGGTCTCGAGCCAATGCCGGGCCTGGCGCTCGACTGGTTCGAGATCTACCGCGTGTGGTGCGGCCGCCACAACCACCGCGCCGCGCCGCAGAACAAGTTCAGCAACCTGCTCAACCGCAAGCGCGACGTGCCCAACACGAAGAAGCACTACCGCCCCGCGACTATACAAAAGGGTCCGCACGCCTTCCTCTACATGGGCGGCGCGGCTGGGCCGCCCGATGGCGGCATCGAGATGGACTGGCTCGGCAACAACTCGGCCAGGGTCAAGGCGATGCTCGATGAGTACCGCGGGAGCGTGAAGTGATCGCGCCTGTTCCGCACTCCGCATCTGTGCCGGGCCTGTTCCGCGCTGATGCTCCGAAGAAACCCGTTCAAGGCAAAGGCATGTTCCGCATGTTCCGCACCCGCGCCTCACGGGCGCATGCGGAGGCGTGCCAGCGCCAGCCAAGCGCGCGCGAACAGATCGCGCGCACGGGACGTATGCGGCACATGCGGAACATGCGGCACATGGCAGGCGCGGCGTGGCCTGCGCGTGTTCCGCACCCTGTTCCGCATGCCACGGGCGAGGCACACGCGCGCGCGCGCCTTTCTTACACCCCTCGCTTCCAGAGGAAGGGAAAGGGAGGGCAGCCCTGATGGCGCGCACCGCACCAGAGGACGCCGGCACTGCCAGCTTCGCCCGCTTCGCCCAGATCCTCGGCGAGCGATCCAAGAGCTACGTCACCCAGCTCAAGGCCGAGGGCCGCCTGGTGCTCACCGAGGACGGCAAGCGGGTGCGCATCCTCGAATCGATCGAGCTGATTCGGAAGACGGCAGATCCGTCTAAGGCCGGCGTGGTCGCCCGTCATGCCGCCGCTCGTACCGCCAGCGAGGCACAGGCCGACCAAGCGCCGGTTCCAGCGCCTGCGTCCGCCACGGAGGCGGGGGAGGAGGAGGACAAGCCTGACGACGGCAACGACGGCCGCTACCAGCACTGGCGCGCCCGCAGCGAGCGCGCCAAGGCACTCGCCGCTGAGCGCGACAACCGCGTGCGCGACGGCGAGTTGCTCGAGGCGCGCGATGTCGTCGCCGCCGCCAGCGCCGCCACCACCACTCTGCGCCAGCGCCTCGAATCGCTCGCCGATGTTCTTGGACCGCAGCTCGCGGCCGAGAATGACGAAGCCCGCTGTCGCGCACTTGTCGCCGAAGCTGTTGAGCACGCGCTCGATGAAACGTCCCGCCAGTTCGCCGCGCTCGCAAAGGACGGTACTCCGTGACGGCCGCTCACACTGCGATTGCGTGGCAGGAGATCCGCGCGAAGCGCCAGGCAATCCGCGACGCCTGTACGCTGCCGGCGCGTTTCGCTGCGCTGTGCGATTACCAAGGTGCGCTCGCCGCGTTTGCCGCTAGTCACTGGCCCGAGTTCGAGCAGCACTTCGGACACGTTCCCGTGCCCTGCGCGCAGGCGGCCAACGAGCCAGCGATCGATGTTGCGCCGGCCGCCGGCGGCAAGCATCGCCGCACGCCGGCCGAGATCGAGGCTCTCGTCGCGCGTGCCCGCGAGCTCCGTGCGCAGACGCCACGACCTTCGAAGGCACGTGTCGCCGCCGCGCTCGGAATCAGCACGGGCTACCTCGCGGCCTTGCTGGCCTCGCACGCAGTCGAGTCTGGTCGATGACCGCCGCGGCCCGCCTCAACACCGCCATCGCCCGCGCGCTCGCGCCGCGCAAGCCGCTCTCCGTGTCGCAGTGGGCGGATGCCGAGCGCGTGCTCTCGAGCAAGGGCAGCGCGGAGCCGGGCCGCTGGCGCACGTCGCGCAACCCGCTCCTGCAGGAACCGATGGATGCGCTGTCGGCGCGAAGCTCCGCGCACGAAGTCGTGCTGCGATTTCCGATCCAATTCGGCAAGACCGAAGTAGCCATCAACTTCGTCGGCTACACGATGGACCACGACCCAGCGCCGATCATGGTCTGCCTGCCGGGCGAGGTCTCGATGAACAAGTGGTCGGCGCAGAAGCTGCAACCGGCCCTCGACGAGACGCCGGCGATGCAGCGGGCGCTCACCAGCGTGGCCAGTCGCGACGCCGCCAACCAGCGCACCTTCAAGGACTTCGCCGGCGGCCAGCTCTACCTCGAGCACGGTGGCAGCCCAAGCCGCCTGAAGTCGACGTCGGTGAAGAAGCTGGTGGTCGACGAGCTCGACGAGTTCGCCGCCAACCTGAGCGGAGGCGACGATCCGGTCGCGCTGCTCGACGGCCGCACCTCCGCCTTCCCTGGCTCGTTCAAGCGCCTGAAGATCGGTACGCCAACCATCCTCGGCCTGAGCCGCATCGACGGCGAGTTCGAGAAGTCCGATCAGCGCCGCTTCCACTTCGCCTGTCCTGACTGCCAGCACCCGCAACCGTTCGAGTGGAGCGGCCTGCATTGGACGCCCGACGGGTCGGATTGCTGGTACGCGTGCCGCGAGTGTGGCGTTGTCATCCGCGAGCACCAGAAGACGGCGCTGATCGCGGACGCATGGGCTCGCTGCCGAGCCGGCGCCACATCGGTCGGGTGGGTGCCGAAATACCCAGAGCGCAAGGTGCGCGGCTACACCACGAATTGCCTGTACTACCCAATTGGCCTCGGCCCGCGCTGGCTCGACTTGGTCGGCATGTGGCGTGACGCGCAGAACGACCCGGCCAAGCTCAAGACCTTCGTCAACGACCGCCTCGCCGAGCCGTGGGAAGACCCGGCGATGCGCGCGGTCAAGCACAACGTCATCGCCGATCGCGCCGAGCCCTACCGCCTGCGCACCGCGCCCGCCGGTGTGCTCGCGCTCACCGCCGGCGTCGACACGCAGGACAACCGCCTGGCCGTGCACCTCACCGGTTGGGGCCGCGGTTTGGCCGCGTGGACGCTCGACTACGTGGAGCTGCCCGGCGATCCGGCGGACGACGCCGTGTGGGTCGCGCTCATCGAGTTGCTCAACCGCCCGATCGAACACGCCAGCGGCGCGCTGCTGCGCGTGGAAGCGGTGGCGATCGACGCCGGCGGTCACCGCACCGAGGCGGTCAAGGCCTTCGTGCGCAGCCGCCGCGTGCGCCGCCCCATGGCCATCTTCGGCGCCATCCCCAACAACGCGCCCGTGTTGTCCAAAGGCAAACAGCAGGACATCAACTGGCGCGGCCAGCTCGACAAGCGCGGCGTGCAGATCCATCACGTCGGCACCGTCGCGGTGAAACACCTGCTGTTCTCGCGCCTCAGCACTGACGCCGAGAAGCAATCGGACGCGCGTTTGGTGCACTTCAGCGACGAGCTGCCCCCGGAGTACTTCACTGGCCTCGCCAGCGAGACCTACAACCCAGCGAAGAACCGCTTCGACAAGCGCCGCGGCGCCCGCAACGAGCCGCTCGATACGTGGGTCTACAGCTACGCCGCCACACACCACCCTGAGCTGCGACTGCACCGCGCTAGTAAGTCCGACTGGGATGCGCGCGAGGCGCGTGTGCTCGCCGCCGCTGCGGCACCGGTCGCGAACGATTCCCGTGAAACATCCGCGGCGTCGGTGTCAGATGCGCCCGCAGAAGATTCCCGTGAAACACAACGCCGCCCACGCCGAGGTGGACTGGTCGATGGCGATTGGAGCATCGGATGAGCCGCGAGACTGACCGCACGGAAGCGCTGCGCCGCGAGTTGGTGGCTGCCATCGTGTCGCAGACGGGCATGCGCGAAGTGCTCGCCATGCCGATCGCCAGCAGCCTGCTTGCGTACCTGCAGGCGCAGTACGGCGGCGAGCGACTCTACATCCCACAGCCCGCGCGTCAGTTCGACCTGCTGCAGATCGAGGCCGCCCTGCGCGCCGGCGAGCCGCCGCACGCCGTCGCGCGCGCGCACGGCACCACCGTGCGCCAACTGCACCGCATGTTCCCCGGCGGGTTGCCCAAGGCTTCGAACGCGGCTTAGCGACAGGTTTTGGCAAAATCTGTCGCGTGTCCATCGCGAAACCTAGTAATCACGCGGCTTTGACGAAGCCGACTGCGACAGGTTTCGGCAGAAAGTGCGCTCGTAGCTCGCCACCCTGTACATCGTGGCGACACCCAACGAAACCCGTTTGCAGGCGTATCTGGACGCTGAGGCCAAGATCCTCAGCGGCCAGATCGTGCGCATGGGCGACCGGCAGTTGCAGCTTGCCGACCTGGCCACCGTCCAGGCGCAGATCACCCGGCTGCAGGCCGCGGTCAATCGCGAGCAGGCTGCAGCTGCCGGCCGCGGCGGCCGCTTCTCGCAGGCCGACTTCAGCGGCGGCGGTTGCGTATGAGTCAGTCCGCGCTCGTCGCCCGCGATCGGGCTTACAGCATCGTTAGCGCCGATCGCCAGGCCATCGCTCAAGCGACGCAGCACGACGTCACCATTGCGGCGAAGGACAAGCAGATCGCCGTGCTTGCGCGCGCACACGAAGCCGTGCGGCCTTCGCGCCAGCGGAAGCTCGCGCCCGACTGGGGCGGTCCGAACCGCATCGTCGGGATGGATGCGAAGCAGCTGCGAGATAGCGCACGTGCTCTCTGCCGCGACCATGATCTGGCCAAGTCGGTCCTCAAGGTTCTGATCCAGAACATCGTGGGCACGGGCATCGACGTCATTGCAGCGCCACGTCAGGCCGGCGGCGATGTCGACAAGGCCATTGCGCAGCGACTGCGCACGCTGTGGTCGGCGTGGTGGGACCGGCCAGAAGTGACTTGGCAGCACGACTTCGGCAAGGTGCAGCAGTTGCTGCTCAGCCATTACCTGCGCGACGGCGAATCGTTCTACCAATCGCTACTCGGTCCGGTTCCGTTCCTTGATCACGGCACGACAGTGCCGTTCTCGCTGGAGCTGCTGGCCGCCGATCTGGTGCCGCTCGATTTCACCGACGACAGCCGCGGCATCCTGCAGGGCGCCGAGCTCAACACGTGGGGCCGCGTCGTCGCGTGGCATGTGTTCAAGAAGCACCCTGGCGAAGACGGCGGGTACTCGACCGAAACGAAGCGCGTGAGCGCCGACCAGTTGCGGCAGTTCGCCCATATCGACGACATCCACCAAGTGCGCGGTCTCTCGATCTACGCGCCGGTGATCAATCGTCTGGTCGACATCCAGGACATCGAGCAGAGCGAGCGCATCGCCGCGAAGGTTGCCGCGTCGTTCTGTGCGCAGATCATCAAGGGCGATCCGGGTTCCTATCCCGAGGCCGAGGTCATCCAGCAGCTGCTCGCGGCCGCCGGACAAGCCTATCGCACCATGTCGATGGTGCCGGGCATGATCGGCGACGATCTGCTGCCCGGCGAACGCATCGAATCGATCGCCAGCAATCGTCCGAATCCGAACCTCGCCGATTACCTCAACGACCAGGTGCGCCGCATCTCCGGCGCCACCGGTGCGAGCCATAGCTCCACGTCGCGCCGTTACGACGGCAATTACGGCGCGCAGCGGCAGGAGCTCGTCGAGACCTGGGGCGCCTACGCCATGCTGGGCGAGCAGTTCACGGCGCGGGTGATGCGTCCGATCTGGGCCGACTTCGTGCGTGCGGCGCTGCTGTCCGGGCTCGTGCGCATGCCGCGCGGGTGGACGTTCGAGGAGCTGTCCGCCGCGGCGTTCATCCGCCCGGTGATGCCATGGATCGACCCGCTCAAGGAAGCTTACGCGCGAGGCGAAGCCGAGGACCGCGGCTGGCAGGCGCCCCAGCAATCGATGCTGCAGATGGGCAACGACCCCGACGAGGTGCAGCGCCTGCGCGCCGACTGGGTAGCGCAGGGCAACACGCTGCCCACGCATCCCAGCGCGCCGGCGGCGACAGGCGCCCTTGCGTCAGGCGATCGCGCTGCGCTTCGCGGCGC